ATCAATTTTATGTACTACCATATCGGCTGGTTTATTTTCACTGGTTGGCACTAACTCTAACCTTGGATAGGATGCCCTAAAGTCTTTTTTGTAAGAGAAAAACAACCTACCTATTAGGTCGCTTTGAATATCAAGTAGATGTGTCTGATATGTGTAAAGATTTGAACTTGTATCGAATGTCGGATCACCTAGAACTTCAAAAATACCTGCAAACATCCATATATCTCTATCGTAATTAACAAGTGAAATGATGTACTTACGATTAAAGTTGGGCTTGGTTTGATATTCCTGATATTCTTTGAATCGTCCTAGTAAATACTCATTTAGTGGATAATTGTTAGCTCCATAAGCAAAATGAATCTTGTAATTAATAAAGTTTTTTTCATTAATACCTAGTATGTTTGTTAAAGTTAACATATGACAACCCCTCACAATTTAAATTATTTCTATTATATCATATTTTCATAATCAATTTTATACCTGTTGAGCACTGTGTAAGCAATTATCAATGCGACAGTTCCATCAATTCTTTTATACTTTGAGTTAAGTTTTGAGGGTTGTATATTTCCATTCAAATCTACTTTAGCTTGTGTATTTGCTAAACACCACTTTAAAATAGGATTATTATCATAAACTATAAGTTTATTCTTTAAGTCAGCTTCCATTTGTTTCATAGGTTCTGATAAGGAATAAATACCTTGTCTTACTTTCTCCATATTAAATCCTAGATCTTCCATTTCCCTAATCCAATATTGCGAGTTCCAAGGATCGTATCCTACCCATAATGGTCTAATGCTATATGTTTGAATCATCTTCATAAACCATTTAGTAACAAGACTAAAATCATTTTGATTACCATCTGTCAAAGTTACATAACCCTTTTTAACCCAAATATCATAAGGCACATTATCTTCTTTGGTTCTTTTCTCTACAACTTCACTAGGCATAAAGAAATGTGGAATCACATATTTCTTACTTGAATCTCTCTTTTGAATAATAAGAACTGCAGCAGTTAAATCGGTTGTCGACGATAAGTCTACACCACCAATAGCATAGCTATCTCTTAAGTCATCTATACTATATTTTTCTTCATTGTTCAGATCATCAAATGATAGCCATGATCCAGAATCTGCTTGTTTAATATTGAAATCTTTACAAAGCATAGTAACTCTAGTTGATAAATCATGTTTAGATTTATTCATGACGTCTTCAAGATAAGATGCTGTCTTTACTACATCAATACTTGGATTTGATTTCTGCCAGGTTCTTTTATCATCATAAATCTCTTTTACAGAGTCTTGTGTATAAAGCCATGGAAGCACACGAACATCATCTATTTCACCTTTGATCATCTTCCTAGCATAATCTAGTTTGCTATCTAAAAATCCACCGATGGTTGTTCCCTCAGTGGTAATGATGAATATAAGTGGCTCTTTTTTAGTTGACTGTGATTGTTTAATCGCATCATAGACTTTTGAATCGGTCATTTCATGAACTTCATCAATACATCCAACTTCAATATTGTAGCCATCTTTATTTCTTGATTGAGCTGATAATTTTTTAATCTTGTTCTTAGTTTTTGGTGAGTAAATGAAAAAGATATTCTTTCTGCTTCTTGTATCTTTAGAGAGTGATGGTGATTGTTCCCTCATATTATTTATCTCTTCAAATAGAATATTCGCTTGTTCTGTGGTGTTTGAAGCACAAACAATATCGACACCACCACTTGATAGAAAAAACTCTGCTAGGTCTAATCCTGCAATAAATGTTGTCTTTCCATTTTTTCGTGCAATCAAAAGTATAACTTCATTAAACCTTCTTAGTCCTGTATCTGCCATTTTAAAACCATATGCAGTTTGGATGATCGCCTTTTCCCAAAGTTCTAATATAAAGGGTTGCCCATTAAAAGGTGATTTAGTATGTTTGCAAAATGTTTCAATAAAATCAATTCTGAGTTTTCCTGGTTGTTCATCAAAGACATACTTTGAGTTGTGAAGATCAATGATCAAGCGATCAAGCTGGTTCTTTAACTCTTCACCAACAAGAATATTTCCTTTTTGTATTTCGTGATAGTATTCAAATAGATAGTTCATTCATTTGCCCTTTTAAGAAATTCATCAAAAGCATCATCCCCATCATTCACTTGCGTGCCCAATATTGAATTCAAAGTCTTAATAACTGTGCCATATGAGTTTACAAGTTTTGTATAATATTTAGCAGCTTCTGTTTGTCGCATCAGTCCTTTTGATGAAATCTGGATTGAGCCATATTTGATCATCTGTTCTTGAAGCTTCGAAAGTTCAACTTTCATAAAAGCAGCTTGTTGGATTAAGTTATCAACCAATTCTTTTTTAGTTTCATCAACCGATGAAAAAAGCGACCGAAGTCGCTTATATTCAATTTCAATCATCATACTATAATTCATTAATAATCTCAAACACATGCTCTATTGAGTAAGCTTTTGTCAAACCACTATTCTCTCTAACATAGTTTTTAGTTTCTTTTCCATTTTCATCATGTACCATAGATGTGTGTATTCTATATCCACTAATAACTCCAATTATATATGCATCCTTGAAATTTGTTGGTTCGTAAGTGGTCATTGGACCACCAGAAAATCCTATATTATTGACGGTGTCAGCATATATTACATTAGCGTTTTTTTCTTTGACTATACCCGAAATACATCCTCTTTTTACAAAAGGAGCGGGATATTTACTATCTTTTATATCAGAATTTAGCATCCCAAATGGAAATCCTAATATGTATGCATCGTGTCCAAGAATAACATTATTACTACTGAATTTTGTTGAGAATACTTGTGTGATATTTTTATTTTTATTTAACTTTAGAACTACTATATCAATATTTTCTTCTTTATGGAAATAAACGCTACAATTTAGGAGTTTTTTGGTTCCTTCAGCGCTAACAATCAAGTCTATAGTATCTCCATAATCAATATTCTTAAATAAATGTTTAGCACTTACTAAATATTGAATATTATTAGACTCTACGGTAAAAGATGAGGCTAATGAACCATTGAACTCAATCTGTAATACCCTTGCAATTGTAGATGTAGTAATCATTTAATCATCCTCATTTCTATATTTTCAATAAATAGCTCTTCCACAAATTAAACGTCCCCCTACGCGGTACCCGCACCTATGTAACTTATGTTACCCCGGGGGATAAATTGAATCAAAAATAAAATTTTTTCATTAAGAAATCGTACAGTTTTGGTTCTACTACTTGTACACGATCATCAATGAACTCTTTAAGATAAGTAGCAGTGCATCGATGAGTTTTTTCACTCAGAGAATCATTAGTATCCATATTTCTAAAATATTCATGTGGAACTATTAATCTTGGATTTAGATATATAATGATACATGTTAAATAAGTCATTATAGTATCAAGATACTTATTGAACACTTTTATCATATCAATAGTGCTATCGAGGTGTCTTTTAGGATTAGTGTTATTTAAGAATAACAAACCATGGCTATGCATGTACTTATTCATTAAATCTGTCATTTCCTTGAACTTGGACTTAATTCCGATTAACTTATCTAATTCTTTAATATCAGGATTGCTAGTAATAAATGATACAGCTTCTACTGACTTTAAATCGTTCATAGAATTTTGTGCAAATTTGAATACAGTATCTATTTTTTCATTCCATTTTTCAAATGATACTCCACTATTTTCATGGTTTGAATTTCCAAGAAGAGAAAAGAAGATTGCCAATAGGTAATCATCTTTGAACTTTCTCAGCAAGGCAAATGAGTCAGAAATGTTTATAACTTCCATAGTTCTATGTATTGAATAGAGAGTAGATCTCAAACTATCGAATATACTAGCAAGATTTATAACATGTGCCTTTTTTATGGTCTTTAAAAATTCCAATATTGGTGCTAATGGATTCCCACTGTTAAAGTCATAATTAGGAACATAATCATTAAAAATTGAGACTGATATATATGGTTCATAACTATTTTTGCCTAGGTTATCCAAAAAAACGCTATAATACTCAAGATTATCGAGGATATCATTATACTCTTTAATATTTTCATATACTTTTCTCTTCTGAAAAAACTCGTCAATGAGACTATTCCTTTTTTTATCACTCAAAATAGTCACCCCCAATTGTATCAATTATATCAAATTTATTTGAGTTAATCGAGGTTATCTAGGAATTAAGTTCCCTTCGTCATCAAATTCTTTTTCTATAGAGAATCGCTTATGTTCTTTATTGTGACATTCCTTACAAAGAAGCTCTAAGTTTTCTTGATTCAAACTTACCGATGTGTCTGATACATTTTGGATAGTCAGTCTTATTTTATGATGTACTTCTTCACCTACTCGCTTGCAGCGTTCACATCTTCCATCTTGTTCCTGGTACTTGATTTGTCTTGCTACTTGCCATGCAGCAGATTTATAGAAGTTATGCAGTATCTTAGGTTTCTTCATAAAGACGTTTCAACTGATCAGCTTTATCTTTTACATGTTCCCATTTCACTGGTAAATCAACTCTACCAAAATGTCCATACTTTGCCAATTCTTTAAATTTTATATTTGATAGGTCAAGTTCTTTTTTCATTGATCCTGGTTTGAAGTTGAATACATGTTCAACTAGACTTTGAATTTCACTATCATCGGTGACACCTGTATCAAAGGTATTAATTAAGATACTTGTTGGCTCTGCAACACCAATCGCATAGCTCAAGCACACTTCGCAATGTGTCGCTAAATTTGCCGCTACAACGGCTTTTGCTACAAATCTTGAATAGTAAGCCGCACTGCGATCAACCTTGCTTACGTCCTTTCCTGAGAAGGCACCACCACCATGTCTAGCATAACCGCCATAAGTATCAACAATGATTTTTCTACCCGTTAACCCAGAGTCTGCTTTAGGTCCACCAATAATGAATTCACCTGTAGGATTAATTAAAAGTCGTGTATTTTTAATGAGGTCTTCTTGTTCCATAGAGTTAAAGATAATCGCTTTAATGATATCTTCATAGAATGCTCTTGTAACGCCTTGTTTTGTTTGTGCTGATACGACAATGACTGGTATATTATATGGTTTACCATCTTTGTAATCCACACTCACTTGGCATTTGCCATCAGGACCAAAGATATGACTATACTTTTCTTTTCTAGCTTTATCCATACCTTTAGCGATTCTATGTGCAAGGATAATTGGAAGTGGCATGAACTCTTCTGTTTCGTTACACGCATAACCAAACATGATCCCTTGATCACCTGCACCTTGTTCTTTACTTGATGATTCATTGACACCCAATGCAATATCAGGTGATTGTCTGCTAATGAGTTCCATGACAACAAACTCTTCATCATAACCGATATCTTTTAACACTGTTTTTGCTACTGCTTTATAATTCACTAATGCTGTTGTTGTGACCTCACCAAAGATAAATACGAAGTTATCTTTAATCGCAGTTTCTACTGCAACTCTTGCATCTTTATCTTGTTCTAGTATTGCATCTAAGATGCCATCACTAATTTGATCACAAACTTTATCAGGATGTCCACTAAAGACTGACTCACTTGTAATTCTTTGCATTTTCAAATCCTCCTCTTTAAGCACTAAAAAAGGAGCTATTCGCTCCTAAGTTCTGCTTTTGAAATATATGCTGCATACCTTGCATAATGATATCCTTCACTTTCAATCAATATGCCAAAATCATCTTCATTCGATGTAACAAGAATACAATGATAAACATTTTCTTTATCACAATACATCAACTCAACGTTTTCTTTAATAAAATCATAGTCATCAAGCGGATGATTTAAAAACTTATCAAAGTCCTTTTTATCTAGGACAATCACTTTTTCTATAATGAACTCATCTTGAGGTATCAGATCTTGTCTTTCAGGCTTTCTTATAAATCTAGTTTTCATCTTCTAATCTCCCATGCTGTATAGACTGAACGATAACTACAATCCCATGTATCATAGATGATTCCATCAATACATGCTGTAATGTGTCCAGCCATTTTTAAAATGTATGTACCAATTGGATGTAGTTCTGTAAAATCAGTACCTTTGATTCTAGGCTCACCTTTTACAGGTTTAAATATCAGTCTTGGATAGTCTTTCAAGTAGTCATATAAGAACTGGGTATCTTTATAACTCGAATATCCGAGTTCTTTTTTCTTTTTGTTAAGTTCTCTTCTAACTTCGAGATAATCTATAGTTGTTGCTGTTGAAATAGCCCTTACAACACAATCTGTTGTTTTAATTCCTTTAGGGTGAGCATTGTATTCTTTAAACATTGTCAGCCCACCCTTCATTCATCCAAGCCACTAGCTCTTTGATTGATTCTGTACCAAAGAGTGGTGTATCAAAATCGTTTCTCTTGCCATAGACTGTATAACGGTTTTCTTCTCTAAAACAATTGATTTGAATCGTAAAGAGTGTATCACCTGATTCAATATCTGCAATTCTAAAATCATCATACAATGGACCTGCAAGTGGACAGTTATTCTTGAACCAAACATACATGTTATCAAGATTAAGTTTCCCACAGTCTTTAAATTGTTTGACGATGCTTCCCATACGTTTTGTTTTATTCCCTAAACTATCATCTTTGCAAAACCAATCGTACCAGCCAGCTTTTATTTGTGTTTCTAAATCCTTCGAATCAAAATCACCCTGATTGAATTTCTCAATCCATGTTCTTAAACTAAGTTCTTTACTCATGTTTATAGTCTCCTTTTAATTATTGGGTTACTATATATATCACTCTAAAGGCTTATCATAGCAAGTGTTTTTTTACTATAGTGAGATATTGTTAAAAACCTCAAAAGCGCTTAATGGAGACTTCTTTCCATTTCTAATCAAATAACAATCATCAATTGATGTTTTATGTTTAATATATCTTTTGACAATGACATCAACAAATCTTTCATCAAGTTCCATGAGACATGACTTGCGATCAAGTTGATCAGCTGCAATCATTGTGGATCCTGAACCACCAAATAAATCCAGAATTGTTTCATGACGTCTAGATGAGTTAGCGATTGCTTTTCCAACTAGTTCTAGTGGTTTCATGGTTGGATGCTCTTCATTCTTTCTTGGTTTGTTATATTCCCAAATCGTATCTTGCGAACGATCATCTACAAAGTAATGAGCAGCGCCTTCTTTCCATCCATAAAGAATGGGTTCATGTCGCCAGTGATAATCTTGTCTTCCAAGGACCAATGCATTCTTAACCCAGATTAAACATTCAGCAAGTTTAAATCCAGCATTCTTATAGGCGTTTCTAAAGTTTAGTCCTTCAGTATCTGCATGACAGACATAGATTGCACCACCTGGTTTGATGTTTTCAAACATATTATTGAATGCATCATATAAAAAAAGATAGAAGTTATTATCTTCCATCTTGTCATTCTTAATCTTTCCAGCAGTACCTTCATAATCAACGTTATATGGAGGATCAGTAAATATCATATCAACCTTAACATCATCAACTAGTTTTTTTACATCATTGCTAGAAGTTGAATCGCCACACATTAATCTGTGACCACCAAGCTCATAGATGTCGCCCAGTTCAGAAAACGGAGTCTCTGGTATTTCATCGCTGATATCAAAATCATCATCTGTTGCATTATCAGGCACAAGTGATTCTAACTCTTCAAACCCAAATTGAAGCATATCCATATCAATGTTGAAAAGCTCTTCTTCTAACTTTGAGAAATCCCAAGTTGCAAGTTCAGCTGTTTTATTATCAGCTAAACGAAATGCTTTGATTTGATCTTCAGTTAAGTCATCAGCAATGATACAAGGTACACTTTCTAATTCAAGCATTTTAGCCGCTTTAAGCCTTGTATGGCCAGCAATGATTACATGTTCGGAAGTGATAACAATCGGCACCTTAAAGCCAAATGCTTTGATACTGTTGGCCACTGCTTCAATAGCAACCTCGTTATTTCTCGGATTGTTTTCGTATTCTAATAATTGGGTTACTTTCTTCATGACTAAATTCATTAGACCAAGCCTCCTCACCTTTTTCTAGACGTTTATTCATCAATTCTATTTCTTCTTTTTTATCGTTGTATTCAAGACCAAATTTAACAATGAGTAAATACTTAATCGCTGCAATCTCAGGCAAGGATCGCTTTTTATATTTTGTGATCCGCTTTTTTGTACCTGTCTTTGTTTCTTCGATAACGGTTTGTGTTTCTTCATATTCGAAACCAATCGCTCTTTGAAGCATCGCATCAATTAAGTTTTGTTTTAATTCTTCATCACCATATTGAAAAGCCTTATCCAATCTTGGATGTACTTTTCTTAATTTAATCAGTGTTTTATCAGTAACACCAAGATATAAAGCAATTTGTTTTTGAGTTGCTCTTTTAGATATCATCTCTGATATCGATTTAAGTCTGCTTTCTAAATGGCCTGACTGTTCCCATCGCTCGTATAAGTCGAGCATTCTTCCTTTCATCTAATCACCCTAACCGTACAATCAAAACTAACTAAAATTGTAATTGTTAACCAGTTAGAACACTACAAGTTTTTCTGCAAAAATAAAAAGGAACTCATTTTCGAATTCCTTTGAACTTCTAGGCTGGATTTTTAGCCAGTATTCCACGTTATTTAGAGTATATCAAAATTGTCAATTTTTGGCTATATGCCCATAGCATAATAAATTGAGTGCCTTTTAATATTGCTTTCACACAAATAACGTGCGTTTCATTTTTTAAATATTCATTTCATTTGTTTACTCATTCGATTAACCGTAAACACAGATTATCGGTGATAAAAAACTATTTTTCTTTGCGAACACCTTTGTATGGTTTTGTAGATGAGATTTTAACACCCGTAAATTGACCAGTTGTTGTGTCTCTTTTAACCCAATTTTCACCATTTGAGTGTCTGGTTTGACTTCTGTCTTTTACAGCACCTACACGTGCATTATCTCCAATAGGAGGATTTTTTGCCATTTTGGTTGTCTCCTTTCATATAAATTTATTCATCAGTAAACTTCGAATAAATAGTCCGATCAGCACAAAAACTATAATTGCACCTACTGCAGCCAAAACAATATATAACCAGTTATCTCTTATAAAAATGAGAATCTGT